TCCGGAGAGTTCCCTGCATATTGTTGCAACTCTTCACAAAGGGAAGCGGGAGAACTTGGGGCGCGTGCGTCAGTGTCTGTCCCTGCCCGTGCCCGGCCGCAGGGCTGGCGGTGGCCCGGCGGTGCCCTGACTCTTACGCCAACAGTCAGAGGGCCAGTGATAGCAGGGGCCCTGGCCCCCAACTTGCAGCAAGCTTGCAAGCGGCCGGCTGTCGTAGAGAGAACGAAGGGGGCGGCATGGGGGAACGGCCAAGCGCGCTGTATAAGTAAGCCCCTTCATCGCGCGACCCATTTTCGGGTTTTGGGCCAGCGTTTATATCGAGGTAAGGTTTTGCGGAGTTCCACGCACCCGTAGGAAGATCTGCCATAAATATGTATGTATTTCCCAGGAAAGACAGATGGCGGTGAAATTGGCGGGGTCATGTCCACGGATGCAGGAAGCGTTCCAACTGGGTCGGGAGTGTGGTGCGGTGTATGCGGTGATGTGGGAAGCGGCTTGGCATGACGACCGCGGGGAGTTTGGAGGGACGACGCAGCTAAGTCACAAGGCATTGGCTGACATCTGCGGGATGTCGAGCAAGACGGTGATCAAGGCAGTGGACCTGCTGATGGACGACGGGTTGATCAGTTGTGAGGGGATGACGTTCAGCTGGGGTGGCGGGAGTCAGAAGAGGATTTACCGAGTGACGCATCCAGACCAGCTGGAGTCAGCGCGAGCAGCGATCGAGACGATGGGTGATGCGTTGTTGCCTAGTGACAGGGCAAGAGCAAAGCGTGGAGAGAAGAGGGAAGTTGAGTACGCTTTGGCGTGCGAGGACTTGTAGTTCGGTCGCTTGGTCGTGGTCGGCTTGGTCCTTGCAGGAGGGGTCTTTTGGCCTCTCTGGAATTGCGTCAGACTGCTGGCATGTTGTCGTCAATGCCATGCCTTATCTGACAAACAACCAACGGATGGACCTGGGCCTTGAGGGCGCTTGTTGCGTAAAGGACGAGACGTTGGAGAAGAAGAAGCCTGCGGGGTATTACGTCGAAGGGTCCGTAGAGAAAAAGAAGCCTGCTGCTAAAAAGGCCAAGAAGAAGGCAGCTGAAGAGTGAACGAACTGTGGGAGCCGTTACCGCCTGCTCTGCGTGACAGCTTCCCGAACTTTGCTTGTTATCTGCTGAGGGAGCTGCACCTGGCAGATACGCCAACACGACAGCAGATTGCTGTATGTGACTGGATGCAGAACGGCCCGGACAAGTCGCTGACTGTGGCTTTCCGGGGGCTGGGCAAATCGATCCTTGCGTCGTTCTATGCGTTGTGGCGACTGAGGGTCGACCCGTCAGAGAAGATCCTGGTGGTGTCAGCTACGGCAGTGAAGAGCACTGACTTCACGTCGTTCATGTTGCGGTGCATTGGCGAGATCGACATCTTGCAATGTCTGATGCCGGGGCCAAGCAATCGCTTCAGCAGCGTGGCGTTTGATGTTGGGCCAACGACGGTGGAGCAGAGCACGTCGGTCCGTGCCATGGGAGTAATGGGCGCCGTCACTGGCCAGAGATGTACGTGTGCCATCCTCGACGACGTGGAGACACTTGCGAACGTCATCACGCAGCTCAAGCAAGAGCGGGTGGCGCACGCAGTTGAAGAGATCCAGTCGATCATCAAGCCTGACGAGGGTCAGCTGCTGCCGCGCAAGATCCTGTACTTAGGCACGCCACACGTCGAGACATCGATCTACCTACGTCTCGTTAGAGAAAGGAACTACGCCTCGCGGTATTGGCCGGCGTTGTACCCAGAGGAGTTGGATTGCTACGAGGGCAATCTTGATCCAGTGATTGAGCAGGAGGTGCTGGAGAACCCTGGCCTGGTTGGTGAGCCGACAGACCCGGAACGTTTTGCACACGACGACTTGCTGCAACGTCGCGCGTCAATGACGAAGGCGTCGTTTGAGTTGCAGTTCATGCTCAACACGCGTCTGACGACGCTGGACAAGTTCCCCATCAGGCTTGGGGATCTGGTCGTCATGGACATCGACGGCTCGGCGTTGCCGGAGACAGTGGTCTGGTCAAACCAGCCGGACGTCAGGTTGCAAGAGCTGGTGTGTGTCGGCATGGGTGCCGATCGCTTCTATCACCGGCCGATCTTTTACAACGATTGGATCGGGAAGGACGAGCACTGGCGTTGTGTGCTGAGCGTTGACCCAGCAGGCCGCGGCCGTGATGAGTTGGCTTGGGCTGTCGTCGCTGAACTGAACGGCAACCTGTTCCTGCTGGAGTCAGGTGGCAGCACCCTGGGTTACGCCGATGAAGTTCTTCAGCACCTGGCTCGTGTCGCCAAAAAATGGGACGTCAACTACGTCGTGGCGGAATCGAATATGGGTGACGGCATGTTTTCGGCACTGCTGAAACCACACTTGCTCCGGGAACACCCGGTCACGATCGAAGAGGTCCGACATAACCAACGTAAGGAGGAGCGGCTTTGCGACACGTTGGGGCCCTTGATCCAGCAACATCGTCTCGTCGTCACGACCAGGGTCATCAAGCAGGATTACCGACTTCTTGACGAGGATCCGGAGAACGGGCACAGCAAGTCGCTGTTCGTACAGGCTTCTAGGCTCACGGCAGAGAAGGGCTGTTTGTCGTTCGACGACAGGCTCGATGCTCTCGCCATAGCCGTAGGCTTTTTCGTTGAGTCCGCTGCACAGGATCAGGAGCGAGCACGCCAAACCAGGGCGGATCAGTTGCAACAGGAGTCTTATGACGCCTGGTTGGACGAGTCCGGTGCTGCGATTGACGCTTTGGCGTTGGGTTGGAGGCCGAAGCCCACAGCGCGTGCGCATGGCGGGATCAAGCAGATGCAGATTTAAGGGGCACAACCTTCCCTTCCATCTGGGAAAAGTCCAACTTGCCGGCCAACTTCTTCAATGTGCTGCCCTCTTGGGCGACAGCAGTGACGTTGTTTTGCTTTAGCAACTGCATCGCTTCTGCTCTGGCCTTGCGGTCGCCGTTTTTGAGGTCTTCTAGGACCTGAGTGACGACTTCTTCGTGGATTTCCGCCAGCTGTTCTTGCAGATCAGCCACTTTTACGCCTCCGTTGACTAATTTTCCCCACTATGGCGTCTTGACCTGGGCTGGGACAGCGTTAGTGGGTACGCTGGCAACGTCTACAGACATGCAGAGTGGGAGTCGCACCCTCTATTGATCGCAACCTTGTCGCTGAAATGGCGATTAAGTTCCCCGATCAAGCTCCGTCTCTTGAGATGGAGGAAAAGGAAGTGTGGTTTCGAGCTGGGCAGGCGTCTGTTGTCCGTTGGTTAGCGCAGCGATGCGACGACCAGGAGAAAAATGTCTACCAAATGGAGGACATCTAGATGTGCTTCGGTGGTGGCGGTGGTGGTCAGGCAACTATTCGCAAGCCTGATTACAACGCGTATGACAAGCAGTTTGCCTTGCAAAAAGCGGCCATTGAGTCGGCAATGCAAAGCAACATGCAGGAGATGCAGGGCGGTTTAGACGAAGCCTTGAGAGAGCAGACGCAAGTTCTTGAGCAACTCAGCGATCAAGCTCGCGAAAAGGCTGACAACGCCCAGTTGATCCAGTCGCAAGTCAACGCTCGCGCCATGCGTTTGCAGTCGTTGGTCGGCACGCCGCCGCCAGAAAAGACTGCGCAAGCGCCAGTTGTTGGCGGCAGAGCGCGTGGCATCAAGTCGCGCAAGGGCAAGTCGTCTCTACGCATTGCGAGAGGCGCTTCGCCTGTCAAAAACAAGGCCGGTTCTGGCCTAAATCTCACCATCGCTGCTTCTTAAGAGGTCCGCCATGTGCCTTGGCTATTCCGCTCCCAAACCGCCAAAGGTCGAGTATGTCGGCCCCAGTGAAGAGGACATCGCGGCCAATCAGGCGGCGCTTGACTCCTACCAAGAGCAATTAAATACGCAACAAACGCAGTTTGAAACGCAACTGCAAGCCCAAATCGACCAGGCAAACCAAGAAACACAGGATTTGCAAGATCAGTTGGCACAACAGCAGTCAGACATGGAAGCGGAAATGGCGGCAGCTAATGCCGCGGCTCAAGCGCAGGCTGGCGCACAGCAAACAGCTCAATACGCAATCACTGCGGCGCAATCAGACCCCGGCGAAGGGGCGCAAACCACTTCTGCCGTGGAGAAAAAGAAGAAGCCAAAGAGCACTTTGCGGATTGCGCGTAACGCGTTGCAGGCCACGGCCGGCACTGGCCTCAACATCGGAGTCTGATCATGTGTTCTGGAGCAAGCAAGCGCAAAAAGGCTGAGAAGAAAGCCCAAAGAGAGGCAGAAAGGCAGGCTCAGCTAGCAGCAGAACGTCAGGCCGAGCTTGATGCGATTGCAAGGCAGCGGGAATTGGCTGCCGCAGCGCAGCAACAGCAAATGGCAGCCTTGCAAACCAGCCAGGAAGAAGCTGCAAGAGTGGCGGCGCAGCAGCAAAAGCAGCTTGCCCAGGCGAGTGAGCAAAGACTGGCTGAAATGCGAGTTGAAGGGCAAAAGCAAGTCCAGGGCATCCGCAATCGCGGCCAAGCGGTTTCCAGTTCGCTGCAAATTTTGGGCCGACAGGCCCAGCAACAAGCGCCAACTGCGCAAGTTTCCTCGACGCAAACCGGGAAAAAGGGCGCGCGAACCACGACAGCCGGGCTGCGCATGGGCTCAAGTCGTTTCAAGGCTGGCTCAGGGGCAAACGTCGCTACTTAATTCATGGAATCAGCTGAAAAGTGCTACCGGCGGCTGCAATCAGACCGCGATCATTACCTTGACCGCGCTCGCGTCGCCTCTCGGCTGACGATCCCCTACTTAATCCCAGAAACCAACGAGCCAAACGCGCAAACCAAAGAGTCTTACGCCGTTCCGTGGAATGGCATCGGCGCTCGCGGCGTTTTGAACTTGGCAAGCCGCATGTTGCTGGCATTACTGCCGCCAACGCAGCAATTTTTCCGGTTCTCGCTTGACGATGCGGCTTTAG